TGTTAGCGGAGTTGCCTGTGCCACTTGTTGCGAATGAGGCAGCAGCGCCAGCAGCGGCAGCCAAGTCGATTGTGACATCGGTTGTAAGTAACTCGCCCTGTCTAATTCTTGATTGTGAGCCGATGTTGCTATCCATGGCAACTCCAGCAGTAGAAGTTAAGGATTCACCAGCCTTGTTTAATGCGTAAAGTCTTTTACGTCCTATTCTCTTTCCCATAACATTTTCTCCTTATAATTTTGGGTTATTGCAATAACTTGTCGTATTCAATGAATTATTACCAGCCACCTCGGTAATAAAACTTTCTATGGGTAGTGGCCTCACCCAAAGGAGAATATTTCAAGTTACTCTAAATAGTTCTCTAAAAACAAAAAACCCCCTGCACAGGGCAGGGGGCTTATGTATTTCTGATAATGTTTTATTTATCAGGAAGCGCCAGATTCTCCTAAGAGACCACGGACGACTACTAGACCGTACATATCTGGACGGACCATCTTCTTGGCGTAACGAGTCATCACGCCCTTACGGGGCACGAAGTCCTCTGGACCAAAGATGGTGGGAGTTGTCTGTAGTGGGACATAGGGAGCGTAAACGTAGCCGCTTTCTAGGAAAGAGGCTCCGCGACGACCAACGAGGACCACGTTGCGTAGGAAGTATGGGTCAACAATGACATCAAACTTCTTGCTTAGTGAGCCAGTCTTTAGAGCGCCAATGGAGCCCTTCTCATCGTCGTGGGTTACGCTTGCGCGGAATCCAGCGGTGAACTCAAGAATGTTTGCAACTTCTGGGCCGACGACCACGAAGTTGGCACCACCTCTTAGAGTCTTGCGGTGGATCTGGGCTGAAACATCGTTGATGGTCTCAACGAGAGTCTCATACCACTCGCTGACGGTACCTGTGAAGTCGGGAGCAGCAGAGCTAGCACCGATTTCGCTACCGTTGGAGTCAACGAATAGACCAGGGGCGCGGGCCCAATAGCGGGTAGCAGCAGTAGCACCGTTAACTAGGTCAGCTAGAATCTCACGGTCAATCTCAAGAGCAATCTGCTCACTGAGTAGTGAGGTTAACTCAACCTCCGCATCCAAGTTGTGGTATGCGTTGAGATCCTGACCAAGCTCTGGCGTCCACTTGGCCTTTAGCTTCTTGGTCTGAGCGGTGACAGCAATGCTATCCACCTTGATGTCGATCTCGGGGATCTCGGCGTTGCCCTCAAGGCCCCAGGGGGTTGCACCAACGACGGCACCAACAGAATTGGCGGCATCAATCTGGTCTCTAAGTGGGAACTTAACCTTGCCAGCATCTAGAGCGGCAGAGAAAGCTTCTGCTGTATCAGTTTCGGTTGCGATATCACTACCGTTTGTACAGGTAAGAACCATGCGGACTGCCTTAGCCTGACTGGTCAAGCCGGACTGGAATGGGGCGCCGCGAGTATCACTAGAAACTCTGCTTGTAAGGCGACGAACCAACTGAAGTTCCGCAATGGCAACACCGGCAATACCGGTCTGGCCGTTAAGCATTGTTAGGAAGTCGTTACCAGAAGTTGTTCCATTAACAACATCTTCAATTGTAATTGCAGAGAGGTTATCGAAGTCGATATCGGCAAGGTGGTCCTCAGCAATATCTAGAACAACACAACCATGAGTGGTAAGAGATAGAAGATCAGGATCGAAATCAATCAACTTCTTTCTTGTCTCGCTGACACTGCCGTCAAGCTTGAATAGCGAAACAGTGGCACCATCAGCAGCGTTAGCAGTAAGTGCTACGTTAGAGCCAGTTGGGCTTGCGTAGCCGTAACCGCGAGCGGAAGTGCGAGGACCGGAAAGGTCGCCACCACCGGAGCCGATTAGATCGACACCACCGGTAACCTGTGAACCAACTCGGTTAGTACCGTAGATGGAGTTAGCAGCGACGTTACCCATGCGGCTCGTCATTGAGGTTTCCCCGATTTCATTAGAGAAAGTGAAATCTAGGAAGAAGATGAGACCTGATGGTAGGCTCATTGGCTGGACGCTGACGAGGTCGTTGGCGATTAGGCCAGCGAAGACTCGGCGCACAATTGGGAAAGCTACGGCAGCAAAACCTTCGACATCGCCGGCAGCCATGCTGGTGCTCTCACGAAGTAGCTCCTTAGCTTGGTTTTCAAGTAGGCGAGCCATGGAATTCTGCTTGCGCTCATTATCTAGGCCCTCTAGGAGACCTGTTTTCTTCCACTTGGATAGAAGTGCGTGGGACTCTGCACGCATGTCACGATTGACAACACCTTCGGTCAATCTTTCAACAATACTAGACATTTGAATAATCCTCCTTTATAAACATTTGTTATTCGATACCTGCTAGTTTACGCATTCTCGTAGTAAGGGGATCCACTTTGGACTCTTCAATACGAGATGCACGGATAATGGAAGCTGGACGGCTGATGGCTTCGCTTAGTGTTTTTGGTCTGCTGCTTGGAACAGACGCCACTGTGCTTTGAAGCGTCTCATGGATTGTCTTTGCTTCCTCAACCGAACCAGCCTTAGAAATCGCTTCGACAATTTTATTTTTTTGTCGCTCATTCAGGGAGGTATTTCTTAGCGTGCGGTTGGTATAAAGAAGACGAGCATTAGATAGATTTACATCCTGCACGTTTTCTTTAAGGGTTCCGACTATCTTTCGATAATCAGAAAGTTGTTTTTGTAATTTTTTGTTTTCAAACACTAGCTCTTCTTGGGCTTGCTTTAGTGCTTCTAATTCTTCTTGAACTTCCGTGCTTCGACGGTGTGCTAATTCAAGCTCCATCTGGTGCTTAGTGTCTTCGCTGCTGCGACCAGCCCAACCAGAGAGCGTAGCACCCATGTCTACGGTAAGTTTTTCCATAATTTCATCTAGGAGTTCATCGGAAAGTTCTTCCTCTTCTGCTTCTTCAAGGCCAGCACTGCTCATTGCGTCTACATCGGCATCTTCTTCTGCTGCGGTGTCACCAGAAAGCATATCAGCAACCATTTCCATGATAGCCTCTTCGCTAATGTCTTCTTCAGTAGCTAATTCAATTTCTTCTTCAATGGGCTCACTGCTGTCTACTTCCTCGATTGCTTCGCCCTCGACTTCTTCACGAAGTGTTTGCAAGGCTTCTGCCAATTCAGCAAAATCAATGGTAACTTCGGTGCTTTCACCCTCGGAGACGCCGCCAAGTTCAGAAGAGTCTTCCGTGAAAGCATCGGGGACACCCTCTGCTATCTCACCTTCTTCCATTTCTTCTTGCATGGCAGCTTCAGAACCTTCGCTAGCTCCAAGTAGGTCCGCTAACTCGTCTTGCTCAAGAAGTTGATCAAGGGTGGCCTTCACTTCTTCGGAATATTTATCAACGATAGTGGCCTCTGCATTCTTGATCGCAGCTTCTTTTAGTGCTTTAGCGTCTACAATTGCTTGCTCTAGTAATGAGGACATTAATAAAAACTCCTATAGTAATAGTTTTTCACTTTAAATAGTAGGCACACATTAAAAAAGCAGGCTAACGTGTTTAAATAACTGTTGAGTTGGGTTTATATCTCGGAAGAAAACCATTAGGTATCCAAATCATAATGAGCTAGCAATTGGTATTGAATTTTTAGACCTGTTAGTGTTTGAGTATCTGTTGTGTTCTGGTTTCCAAAACCTACCATTAAAAACTGATCATTGTCAGACATAGCCGTGCCTGGGTTGACTGTGCGGTTTTGGCCTGCCCTTGATGATCTATCAGAGGTGGCGCTCTGCCCATGGCTACCATCCTGCCGGTCGCTGCGATAGTTGATCACACCCGCAAGATAGCGAGCGTCAGTTACGCTCTGATTTTGAGTCGGTATCGCGCCGTAATCGTTTCCACCGACGCCGGCAGCTTCCCGCAACTGCGTTGAAAAGTAGACACCACCATCAGCCACAGGAGATGAATCATTGCCCATGCCAAGATACATTTCCCAAGTTCCAGTAATCGTATTAGACCAAACTGCTCTAATTGTTACGCCCCAATGTTTTTCTCTGTCAAAATCGGTTAGTTGAAGCGTAAAGAAGAGGCCATCGAGGGCACCGTTTCCGATTCTGCCATGTGCAGAGCCATTTAATACAATAGTGCTTTCGGTGCCCAATGTTGAGCCTACTGAAGTAAACAGCGAATTTGAATCAGTTTTTGTAAATTGGCTTAAATCAACATCTGACCACGTCGTTGGAGGATCATCAGCCAATACCCATTGGCTATCAATTACGGTAAGTTTTGACATTTTAGTTTATTCTCCAAATAAATCTCAGACACTTAATCTAGGCCATAATGGGCAAGTAATTGATATTGAATCTTTAAGCCTGTTAGTGTCTGGGTGTCTGTTGTGTTTTGATTACCAAAGCCTACCATTAAAAACTGAGCGTCACTCGACATAGCAGAACCAGGGTCGGTGGAGCGAACTTGTCCACCTCGGTCGTCTCTAGCCTCATTCGCAATTTGCCCTACGGAGCCATCTTGGCGATCTGATCTATAATTAACTGCGCCCGCAAGATAGCGAGCGTCAGTTACGCTTTGTTGAGTGTTAGGCGTACTGCCAAAGTCGTTTCCGCCCGCAGCCGCGCTGGAATCTAACTGCGCCGAGAAGTAGACACCCTTATCGTTAGCTGGGGATGAATCGTTACCCATGCCAAGATACATTTCCCAAGTTCCGGTCAATGTATTGCCCCAAACTGCCCGAATTGCAACGGAATAATGGGTTGTACGAGAAAAACTATTCAATTGAAGTGTAAAAAAGAGGCCGTCCATAGCAGAATCAATTCTTCCATGATTGCTGCCATCTAGCACAAGCGTGCTTTCAGTACCCAACGTTGTGCCTGATGCCGTGAGAAGACTACTTGAGTCAGTTTTTGTGAATTGGCTTAAATCGGCAGTTATCCATGTGTTTGGCGGCTCATCTGCCACCCTCCATTGCCCGTCAACTAATCTAAGTTTTCCCATTTTAATTCGTGCTCAAAATATGATAAGAATTTACACCATTGGTAAATATCTCGACAGCGCCATAATTGGTGGTAATAAGTATACCTGAGTTAGAGCCATCTATGTTTTCTGAACCAGACGGCTTAATTAAAATATTATTTGTAGCAGCGAACCCTTGAACGTCTTTAAAACTAAGACGATATCCAGCATCGTAAGAGTTAGCCGCAAGCAGAGAGGCAGTTACAACACTACCAGAAGAGTTTATTGCTAAAATATCTGATGTGGAAGCAACTGTAAAACTTGAACTATGCAGGGCTGCCGATGTTGAAGTGCCAATATTTGTTAAATTACTTCCGTCTCCATAAAAAGCGGAAGCTGATAGATTTAAGGAACTCGAAACATGAGTGCTGTTTATGAACGTTGTGGGCGTCTCAAGAGCAGAGCCGGTTACGCCAAGTGATGCTGAAAGTTGACCATCAACGGTAACATTGCCCCCTGCGGGATCTAAAGTAATATCTCCATCGATAGTAAATGTCAGATTGGCAGCGGTGGCATCATCATCAACTGTTGTGATTGTGGTTGCACCGTGGGTAGTGGTTTGAATCTGGAAATAATCGCCACTATCGGCTGAACTTTCAATTCTAAGATCGATTCCACCGTCCTCAACGTCCAGTTGGAGTCCGTAGTTGATGTCTCCACCTCCAGCTTCGATTCTTGCACCCTGGACTAAACTGGTACCATTTGTTCCGCCTTGCGCGTTAATGAGCGCACCATATACAATGGGGGTTCCAGCATTAGCGGCGTGCGTAAGTGTCGGTGTGACGTATAGGCCATACATGGTGTTTAGACCATTGGTGGCTGTAGTGTTATCCATGTCAATTTGGAGACCATACATGGTATTGTCTGACGTGGAAGCGCCAGTTTTATCCCAATCTATATCTAAGCCAACCACTGAAGCCTCAGCGGTGTCCGAATAATTCTTGTCTATTCGGACCCCAACAACACCACCATCTGATTGAACATGCAGCGCTGTGGCGGCAATTGCGGCAGCATTATTCTGAATTACGAGTGCGGTTTTTCTTGTTCCCGTGTTTGATGAATCGTCAGCAACATAAAGAGCATTTCCAGTCGTTAGCCCATCTGCTGAAACATTAATCACCTTCGCCGTTGTCACAGAG